ACCTTTCTAAATTTGAAGGAATGGTTATGCCCGGTGGCGTTACGTTTAACGGATTACAAATCTTTGAACAAGCTAGCGAAGAGATTGTAAAGCTAGAAGAAGAAGCTCGCTTGGCGTGGGAACTCCCTGTCGACTTTTACACAGGATAAATAATGGGCCGCAATGTATACTTCTCACAAGAAGTAAAATCAGAACAAGATGTATACGAGGATTTGATAATTGAATCGCTGCGTATTTTCGGTCAAGATGTATATTATCTTCCGAGAGATATTGTTGCGCGCGATGATGTCTTAGGTGAAGATCGCGCATCTAAATATGATGATGCGTATATGCTCGAAGCCTATCTTGAAAATCCAGATGGCTTTGAAGGCAGCGGTGACTTATTCCAGAAATTTGGTATTGAAATACGCGATGAGTGTAATTTTGTAATATCAAGGAAAGTATGGAACCAGACTATTGGTATTTGGCAAAATATGAAAAAGCCAAATGAAGGTGATATTATTTATCTTCCTTTGTCAAATTCTTATTTTGAAATTACCTACGTTGATGCTAAGAAACCATTCTATCAGCTGAGCAATCTTCCAGTTTATAAACTCACGTGCTCGTTATATGAATTTAACGATGAAGAATTTGATACGGGAGTTGTCGCTATAGATGATGTTAGTAAAGATTGGGCGTACGGCGTCAATATGAAAGTTATGTCTAACGTGATTACTGGCACTTTCGAAGTTGGTGATACTATTACTCAAGCGCTTAGTGCAACTATATCTGTATTCGGTTCACTCGTATCAATAGATGCATCTGTTCCTGAATATAAGATATTTACATTAACTAACTTAGGCACGACTGGGACTACGAATGTAAGTAAGTTCGTTACGACGAATACAATAACAGGCAATAAGAGTTTAGCAACAGCAACGGGCATAAACACTATATATGGTATAACAGATGCGGCGCCTGATGCTGCTAATGTATTTGCAAATGATAAGCAAGCACAGAACGTTGATTTCGAAATAGAGTCAGACACGTTTTTAGATTTTAGTGAAACAAATCCATTCGGCGATCCAGGAAGTTAATTATGTTCGGTACACATTTCTATCATTCAACTACTAGAAAGGCTGTTGCGCTGTTTGGCACGATATTTAATAATATCACTGTAGCTAGGCGTAGTGGTTCGGGTGAAGCGATCAACACGATTAAAGTGCCATTAGCGTATGGCCCTAAGCAGAAGTTTATTGCTCGGCTTGATACTATTGGTGAAGACCAAAAATCAATGGCGATTAAGCTGCCGCGGATGGCCTTCCAGATAACATCTTTAGAATTAGATACCACAACTAAGTTAAATCGCATGAGCGCTATAAGTAAAAATGTAGCTGGCCATCCGGAATTAAAAGATTCTGTTAAACTACAAACTGCATACAATATTGGTATGGAGTTAAACATCCTCGCTAAAAACCAAGATGATGGTTTACAAATCGTTGAACAAATTCTTCCGTACTTTCAGCCAGAATATTCTGTAACGATTAATCCTATTACTGGTTGGACTGACTATAAAGAAGATATACCTATCACGCTAAAAGACGTTTCTATTAACGATGATTATGAAGGTGATATGACAACCCGCCGGGTGTTGATTTATACGTTGACGTTTGATATGAAGATGCGGTATTATGGCCCGCAAACTCAAGCTGATGTTATTACTACGATTGATGTCAACTTCCTTGATCCTGCATTCATGGGTCAGTCGCTTGCAGATCCAGACGTGCGCGATGGTAAGCTGGACACGATTCACATTGTCGCACCATAAAATATATGACAACATCAATTGACAAATTAACAAAGACTTTGGCCGCTGTAGAAGAGGAGACTAAACCTATTGCTGTTATTGAACCTAAAGCAAAGGCTAGCGATGTTGATGATGACTATGCATACTCTCGAGCGCTATATAAAGAACTTATAGCAATAGGCAGAGATAACATAGCGGGGCTTTCTGAAGTATGCAGACAAACTGAACACCCTAGAGCTTACGAAGTATTATCACGAAGCATCAAAGATGTCGCAGATACAACAGGCAAGTTGATGGATTTGCAAAAAGATAAGAAAGCTATTAAGGGCGAGTCTGGCCAAGCAGGAAAAGCTGGTGATACTAATGTATTCATTGGAAGCGTTACTGAGTTACAAAAGGCGCTGAAGTCAGCCGCTAATCCAGCTATTGATGTAACACCAACACAGATTAAGCCGAAGAAGTAAATGAGTGCTCATGGCGTAAAAAAAGTTAACACTGGTGACTTTGGCTATCTTGGCAATCCTCGTGTTAAGCGTGATGGCATAGAACAGGATTTCACTCAAGAAGAAATTAACGAATATGCGAAATGTATGACTGACCCAGCATATTTCGCGCGCAACTATATTAAAATTATTAATCTTGATAAGGGCCTTGTCGATTTCGACCTGTGGCCGTATCAAGAGAAAATGTTTGACCAATGGAATAAGAATAGGTTTAACATTGTGTTAGCATGTCGGCAGTCGGGTAAATCAATTAGCTCTGTAGTATATATTCTATGGTATGCGATATTTAACCCTGACCAAAGCGTTGCTATACTTGCGAATAAGGGTAGCACTGCTCGTTCGTTGCTGGGACGTATTACACTTGCTCTCGAGAACTTACCGTTCTTTTTGCAACCAGGGTGTAAGTCTCTCAATAAAGGTTCGATTGAGTTTTCAAACAACTCGCGGATTATTAGTGCGTCGACATCATCGAGTTCAATTCGCGGTGAATCAATAAACTTGCTGTTCCTCGATGAGTTTGCATTTATTGATAATGATGCTGAATTTTATACGTCGACCTACCCTGTGGTATCATCGGGTAAGAGCACAAAGATTATTATTACGTCAACAGCAAATGGTGTTGGCAACGTATACCATAAACTGTGGGAAGGTGCTAACGCTAAGACAAATGCATTTGTTCCTTTACGAGTTGATTGGATAGACGTGCCCGGACGCGATGAAGCATGGAAAGCAGAAACAATTGCGAATACTTCTGAGCTGCAGTTCGGACAAGAGTATGGTAACTCGTTCCACGGCAAAGGTAATACACTAATTGATAGTTCGGCGCTGCTTAAGCAGATGCCCGGAGAATTATTATCGATTAAAGAACACGTATATATTTATGATGTACCAGTTGACGGTCATAGCTATATAATGACAGTCGACGTTGGTAAAGGCCGCGGACAAGATTACAGCACATGGACAATATTCGATGTGTCGCAGCAGCCATTCAAGCAGGTATGTGTGTTTCATGATAACATGATTTCGCCTATGATTTATCCTGATATGATTTACAAATATGCTACTGCATACAACGACGCATATATTATTGTCGAGAACAATGACGTTGGTGCTATTGTATGTAACGGTTTGTACTATGACCTTGAATACGAGAATATGTTTCTAGAATCGTCTGTTAAAGCTGGGGGCATTGGTGTTACTATGTCAGCTAAGGTGAAGCGGATTGGTTGTTCGACGATTAAAGATTTGATCGAAGAAGACAAAGTGCTAGTTGTGCATGGCGAAACAATTAAAGAAATGACGACGTTCATTACTAAAGCGAATTCATATGAAGCTTCGGGAACTAACAATGATGACTTGATGATGAACCTTGTAATGTTTGGTTGGTTCGCGTCGTCTGATATGTTCCAAACATTGACGGATATAAGTATTAAAGATCTTATTTACAATCAGAAACTGCAAGAAATGCAGGATGACATGTTACCCTTTGGTTATATAAACAACGGCCTTAGTGATAGTGATGCTGATTTTTCTGGCAGAGATGATGAAGGTGATCTCTGGACTAAATTTTAAGTTGTATAAATATATACATAGCCACTTTTAGGAAATAATACAATGAGCAATAGATTATCAGATTTAACCAATTCTCGCACTAAGAACGACGACGGCACGCGCCTTGTGACCACAGATCGTTTTTATGTTGTTGACGATGACGGCACTCCGAACGCGGCCGACAGTAAGTTCATAACCGCGGCCGAGCTTATGCAGTTTACAGGCGGTGATGTAACGAACTCAAGTATTAACGGCAACTTAGTCATTGGTAATGAAAAAGTTACTAGCGCT